ATTAATAGTTGAAAGTTTTTAAGAAGTGAAAGAGTTGATTCAGAAAGTTTCATATCGAGTGTTAGTGTAATCAGGTTCTTTAGTGTTTCCACTGAAGTAATAAAGGAGTAGGCAGTAATGCATTGCCTTTAGGATATCTTGTTTTGCAGATCCTTTCTTATCATACCGTGCAAGATACTTTATAGCATTAGAACGACAGAAAGATTCTGCATCCCCTACAGACTGAATAAGATCTAAAGTCTGTGTATTGTTTTGTTCAGAAGTATAATGTCCCTTATAAGTGGAGATAACATAATTTTTAAGGTCAGCAATACCTTTATCTTCTTCATACTTATGAGGTTTATAATCCAAATTTGGTTCTGGTTTAGTATCTTCACCAAAAGTAACTACATCTTCACTATATGCTGAAGATAAATTGATTCCCTCAATTCCAGAAAGATCTATATTAAGAGTATCATAATTGGCGGTATTGAGACCAACATGATGAGCAATAGCATCATCATTATCAGCAAATGTGTTAAATGATAATGGCATATCATTCACTAGGGAATCAACTGCTGCTGCATAATCATCACCACCAGTTATGGTAATAGTATCATCATTTGTTTTACCTACAACCCTATCTGCTCTTGCTCTATCCTTTGGATCGGTGAAAGGGTTCTCTCTGTCTGGATCATTACGAGTGTAATCATACCATGCATCAGAGTGTTCTATATCATCATCCAAATCATTAACATCACTGGGAACATTAAATATAGTGTCCCCAGTTCCTGTATTAATTACTATATCTTCACCATTTAATTCGTTGTTCTCAACTGGGTATGTTTTGTCCATAGTACCATTCAGTTCCTCATAAAGTAAGCTCCATGCATTAATCATACATCAACTCTCCTGATTTGGCAACTGGAAATCTGCATCAACTTTATCATATAGTTCTAAGAATGCTTGCTTAGTTTCATCATCAAATCTGTTTACACAAACTTGGATTGACTTTGCTTTATCTTTAAAGATAGAGAAAGCACGAACAATATGTACCAATCTACGAGTACTGATGATCTCTTCGATACCACCATCATAGAATGTTTTGCGAATGATGTCACCCCAATCTACAAGTCTCTTGATAAAATTGGTATCTGTTACTCCCAATTGAGCAGCAATTCCACCAAGAATCCTTTGCTCTATTTTAGGTGATGGATAATCCTGTTCATAAGTTACAGGGAATCTCTCAAGGAATGCTTCATTAAGTACATTAGTACCAATGAATCTACCATCGTCAGATCCTTTACCTTTAGTATTAGCAGTAGCAACTACATTGAATCCATTAGCAGGTTGCACAAACTTACCAATCTTCTTAAGGAAGATACCCTTACCCTCTAGCACTGGTTGTAAACATAGGATCTTATTAGATGCTAGATCAATCTCATCTAAAAGGAGGACAGCTCCCCTCTCCAAAGCTTCGGTGACAGGTCCGTTATGCCAAACAGTGTTGCCATCAATAAGACGAAACCCACCAATAAGATCGTCTTCATCAGTTTCGATTGTGATGTTGACACGTATTAATTCTCTCTTAAGTTGAGCACACGCTTGTTCGACACCAAACGTTTTACCATTACCAGATAGTCCAGTTATAAATGTAGGATAAAACTGTTTTGTTTTAAGGATGGTCTTTATGTCAGTAAATGGACCAAACTTAACAAACGTATCATCTGTTTCGGGGACAAGATTTTGTTGTACCTGAGGTTCTACAGAAGGAGCACTAAAAGACTTTTCAATATTCTCAACTGCCTTTACAGTAACTTCTAAATTCCACTTACCTCTTCCAACGTTAAACTGTTTAAGTTTTTTAGTAACAGTTTGGTAAGCAATATCATTAGCAGCACAGAATCCACGAACATCAGGTGCAGTGAACTCAGTACCATATGTGCTTCTCAAACCATCAATAATTTCTTCACGAGTCATTTTAATCTCAAAGGTCATAATGTAATTTGTTTTCGATATACCTATAATACATCAAAAAGGGGTCTGATCGACCCCTAGTGGACACTTATTTAAGTGTCTTGTATTTTCTTTTCCCATTCCAAATAGGATGATGATACATCAGGAGGTTCGGGGTCTTTATACCCATTTCGCTTCTTCCATTTATTATACATTGCCCCCATCAACCATGATTGAGAAAGACTCTTTGGTCCATCTCTCAATAGGTCTGCTTGTTTACCACTATGATATGGAAGAGACTCTTCTCTCCAATTAGAATCATCATAAAGTTTATTTGTCATAGGTAAAAGTCTTTCCTTTAATTTTTGTATCACCTTCTGGTGAAGTTCTACCTGGCCTCATCTTTCCTGCGGTAAATCTTTTAACAGGTTTACCTGCTGATTTGCCGAGTCCACCCTTTCTGGTTGCCGATACTGTACCAGTTTTTTTGGTTTGTGTCAACACTGCATCTTGTCCATACTTCTTGCCTAGTGCTTTTATTGCTTTCTTAAACTTTCTCTTACTCTTCTTACCAGAAGTAACTACATGACTACGTTCTTTAACCTTACTAGTTTTACCAGTCTTATCATCCGTCTCATCCCATCTTCCAGACACCTTAGTAGCACCAGGTAAACCCTTACCTTTTATATCACGATCTAACTGCTTTGCTCTTGCCTTATTTTCTTTAGAAGATTTGTCACCACGACTTCCTGAGATGATTGCCATCCCTCCTTTATCAGACTTGGATTTAATTCTACTTAGACTACTTTCGTCAAGAAATTCCTTAAAGGTCTTCATTATCGTTGACACTATTATAAGAGTATTTATTCTTCTTCGTCTTCTACATAGTCCAATTTAATCCCCTTAAGAGATAGAAGAACTATCTTGGTATTAGTTAATTCTTCACTATAGAAGATAACTGGTTCCTTTAGTGATGGATCTCCACTCATTCTTCCTCCTCCATCACAGTTTTATAATATGCTAATTTCCTCCGCAGAATCTTAACTTCCTTAAGAAGTTCTGCATTTTCTTCTTCTAAGATCTCTATGTGATCCTGGTAGATGATTACGCTCATGTGATTATTTAATCATTTAATGTTTGCTTAATGTGTTCTTCTTCCTCAATGGTACTTCTATTGTCCATGATGGACTTTCCAATTTAACCATATCAAATTCTTTTTTAAACTTCTTTCTTGCCTCCTCAAACGACTTGGCAGGTTCATCACCAGCAGTAGATCCATATTGAGGAATTTGAAATCCAAAAGACTGACACTCTTCTGAGTCACTAAGATCTATATTACATTCTTCTGCATAATCCCAAATAGCCTGATCCACTTGACTAAAAAGTGTATCAAAAGTCATTCTCCTTCTCAAATCATTTGCAATATTATCCACATGCTGATCATCTAACTCAACTCCACATGGTCTTGTTTTGACCAATTTATTAAGATCAATAACGATCTTACAATCATTGTAAATTGCCATAATTAATTAGATCCAATTTGGTTTTCTGGATGGGTCACGTAAATAATTAGATGAAGCCCAAGGTTTGCTGCTAATGTAATTTTTGTAAGCAGTAAAAGTGTCAATGCTTGTGTCATGTTTATATTCATCAGGCATTGCTCTGGTAAATGATGAGGGTGTTGTTGGTTGCTGAAGAGGAATAATATCCCTTGCTTCTAGTATAGTTTTCTCACAACTATGGACTTTACCATACCTATGCGTATACTCTTGACATAAAGCAATGCCATGAGCAAGCAACCACCAGGTGTTTATTATAGAATCATTTGCCCATATTGTACAGGGATGATTGCGAAATGCACCTTTCTCTGTCTTGTATGGTTGACCATCAAGACGGTGCAATTCACCATATCCATGACCCCATTTGTCAGAGCAAACAATAGAAAGCATCTGACATGTTTCTAGTGGCATCTTTACTATATGTTTGTCAGGTAAACATATAGCAGAGAAAATAGGTGATGGATCAGTTACAAAGATGTTCATGCTACAAGTGAGATAAATTCACCAAGAACTTTTTTATTGAGTTTCTTAGTTTTAAGAGATTTGACAAATGCTCTTTTGATTTGTGCTTTGGTCGCTGAATCATCAACATCAAACTCAGAATCTTGAGATAGTGCTGAAGAACTCATTCCAAAATAAGCATCATACCCAGAGTTTTTGATATTAAAACTCTTTGATTTCTTCCAGTCACTCATGATTGTATCATACTCTTTACTTTTATCATACCCATAATGTGCATTATGGTAATAAAGTCTTACAAAACTTTTAGCATCTCTAGATTCTAAAACACGAATACCTATAAAGTTAGTTGTTGGGAATCTATCTTTTAAATTTCTAATAAGAACATCAGTAAACTCATGATAACCCCACCCAAACTTATAAGTTTTACCTAACTTACGATCTCTGAGGAAAGATCTTTCACCATTACAACGCTGTGTTCCCATATAAAGTTCATCTTCCCAATTCCTTTTAACTTCATTATGAATACTAAGTTGATGTGCTTCACCATCAGTTAGTATAATACATTGAGTTTTTTCTACGTTATTCTCTTTTTGGAACTTTGGTAGAATCTCATGAAGACATACAATTGATTCATTCAAAGGAGTTCCTGAAAGAGAAAGACGAGGTGGATAACGATAATGACAATTACCGTAACGACCAAAACTTTCAGCAATTCTCCAGATGTTTATCATCTGCTGTTCTAATGTTTTTCCATTGACTTTACTAGTGAAAAGATTCATTAGATTAAAGTCATCATCAATTGCAAGTAGATCTTGCTTTGGTTCATAATGTTTCTGCTGTTTCTTATTAGCAAAATCACCAGTAGTATAATCATATTCTCTTCTATTCCATTCCTGAGTAAAAGCATAGACATCAAAAGGAATCTGCACCTTTCTACAGAACCAAATTAGATTATAAAGTTGTTTAAGAGTATCTTGTAAAACATTCTGCATAGAACCAGACCAGTCTAATATAAAGACTAATCCATGATTCTTACCATCAGGTATTACACTTATCTTCTTAAAGAGATCTTCGTTATACTTGTATGTGTGAAGAGATGCTGTATCTAGAACACCAGTACGACTAGTAGTAGCACGAGCATATGCAGACGCTGCTTTCTTACACTCAAATTCTTTTACCAAATAACTAACTTCTTTCTGTGCTTCCTTTTTAAATTTTCTAAACTCAGAATCAGATTTATCAAATAAACTTTCTGAATAGTACTCAGTTAAACGACCATGGTTTTCTATACATTGCTGTTTTGATTGAGCATACTCAACTTCACTAATATCCCAGTATTGCTGAATGTCAGAATGAACATCTTCATTGGAAGCAATTACACTATCCAAATTGACTTTAGGAATTTCAGTATATTGATTTTCTTGTCCACCAGTATTAACAAGATCTTTTAGTTTACTATCCAAAGAATC